CCACACCCTCGGGGCCGGTCTCGAGCTCGACGTGGTGGCGCTCGGCGCTGACGTGGTTCGTGTGCGGCTGGAGCTGACCGGGCAGGCCAACGGCGTGGACGGTGAGCATCTGGGAGAGCTTCATGTGGCGTACCTTCGGAAGGGCCGGAAGGCCCAGGTGGTGGGGAAGCGGAGGCGACGGAACGCGGGCCCCGTCCGGTGCGTGTAGGCGAGCGGCAGGGCGTCCATGCCGTCGAGCAACTGGCCAGCGATTCCGCACTCGCGGAACCTCGGCTTCACGAGCACGTAGTGGATCGTGTCGTCCTCGAGACACACCCAGCCAACAACCACGTCGTGGTTCTCGGGCAGGACGGCGCAGATGACCTGGGAGCGGGCTATCAGCGCCTTCACCACGGGCTCGTAATCCCGGTAGTAGTCGTCCACGCGCTCTTCGTAGGTGTGCTTGACCTCGCCGGAGTGCGCGTAGGTCCGGAGCCAGGACGACAACACGAGGTTGCGATCCGTCTCGGCCATCGCGCGGAAGATGAGTTCCATCAGGCTGCGATCTCGTAGGCGCGAAGACGCCACCGCTTGACGTCCTGGGCATCCCCGAGCCGAGCGACAGACAGGAGCTTGTCTGGCCGGTTGACCGCGACAACGTGCCAGCCGGATTCCACCTCATCGCCAAGCCTTGGCTCTTTTTCCAGCTTGAGACACTTCACGCTGCCACCTCGGACAAGAACGCGCGGAGCCTGGAGTAGAACGCGGCAATCCGCTCTCGCCGCTCGGCATTCCGCACCGCAGACGGGTCTATCTCGTACATACGGAGGGTGTTGTCAGACACCTTGAGAAGCCGCGCGGCGTTCCGCAGGCTGATACCTGCGTCGCATCGGACTGCGGAATCCCTCATTCTCACTTAGCTACCATGACGCACCGGGAATGACTGCGCGGAATCGGCGCAGTAATCCCGACGGCGTCAAGCTAGTTGGATAGGCGTGGCGGACCTCGACACGCTGTCAGCCCTGTTCACGTGGTGTCAGGAGCGCAAGCTCACGCCGCGTGCGCTGTGCGTTGGCGCTATTCGTGTCGAGCTGGACGCGCCGACTCCTGCTCGCCCGGTGACGTTCGACGTCGAGGCGCCAACCGACTCGCGCGACGAGGCACGCCGCACGCTCGAGACGCTCTTGCATTCGTCGGGTGCTGACGTCGGCGCGCTCATGTCGAGGCTCGGTTGAGCGACGCGCGGCCCTGGTACGAGGAGCCCGAGGGCCAGGCACACGATGGCGTCGTGCGCTGGGTGCGCTCCATCCGCGAGGCGCAGGCCGCGCAGAAGTTCAGCGACCTGCTCCACGCCTCGCTCTACGGCAACATCCCGCTCGCCGGCCTTGGGCTTGGCAGCGTGGCGCAGCGCAACGTGTCGCCGTCGCGGCTGTCGCTCAACGTTGTCCGGAACATGATCGGCGCGGCGTCGAGCAAGATTGCCGCGAAGAACAAGCCAAAGCCGACGTTTCTCACCGTCGATGGCGACTACGACAAGCGGACCAAGGCCGAGCGCCTCGAGAAGTTCGTTGACGGCGTGTTCTACGAGTCGGGCATCTACCCGCTGCTGCCCAGCGTGTTTCGTCACGCGTGCGTGTTCGGGACCGGGTGCCTCAAGGTCTACGAGGACGGCGAGCGCGTCGTCGTCGAGCCCGTCCTGAAGACCGAGCTTGTCGTCGACGACATCGAGGGCCAGTACGGCGACCCGCCGAACCTCGGGCAGACCAAGTACATCGATCGCCGCATCGTCAAGGCCACCTGGTGCGCCGATGACGCCGAGCTCCAGGCGCTCGTGGACCGCGTGCCGCGCGAGACCGAGGACATTGCGGCCTCCTTCCAGACCCAGGCCGATCAGGTCATGGTCTACGAGGTCTGGCACAAGGGCGAGACCCGCGACAAGAAGGGCCGCCACGTCATCTGCGTCGATGGCGCGACGTTCCTGGACGAGGAGTGGGAAGGGGATTTCCCGTTCTCGTTCCTGCATTGGTCGCGTCCGCTCGTGGGCTTCTGGGGTGTCGGGCTCGCTGAGGAGCTGCGCGGGATTCAGGAGGAGATCAACAAGCTCCTCATCGAGATCCAGAAGGCGCACCATCTGATCAAGGGCCACTACCTCGTTGAGCAGGGCGCGAAGGTACAGACCTCGTCGCTCAACAACGACCTTGCGGCGATCGTGAAGTACACGGGCACGCCGCCCACGTACCTCGCGCCGAACATCATCAGCCCTGAGGTCTACCAGCACCTCGAGAGGCTCTACGCCAAGGCGTTCGAGATCAGCGGCATCTCGCAGCTCAACGCGACTGGGCAAAAGCCCGCGGGGCTCAACTCCGGAGCGGCGCAGCGCGCCTACCAGGACATCCAGACAGAGCGCTTTCTCGAGGTCGGGCAGGACTACGAGGAATTCGTAGTCGAGGCCGCGCGGCAGGTTGTGCGGTGCGCCAAGCGTATCGGCGGCTCGTACAAGGTCCGAAGCGTCGACAAGCGCGGTATCACGCTCATCAAGTGGAGCGAGATTGACCTCGACGACGAGGAGTACGTCATCCGCGTCTATCCCACGTCGATGTTGCCTAGTACGCCGGCCGGCAAGCTCGCGTGGGCGCAGGACATGATCAACTCACAGGCCATCCCGCCTGAGGACGTCCTCGACATCGTCGACTTCCCCGACACCGAGCAGTACGCGCGGCGGAAGAACGCGGCGCGCAAGCTCATCGAGCGGAACGTTGATCACATGTTGCGCACCGGCGCGTTCGTCTCGCCGGAGCCGTTCGACAACCACGCGCTCGCCCTGAAGCTCGTCAACGAGGCGTACCACTGCGCGCGCCTCGACAACGTAGGCGAAGATCGCCTGGAACTGCTGCGCCGCTACATGGCGGACACGCAGGACTTCATGGCGCCTCCGCCTCCGCCGCCTCCGCCCGGTCCGCCGATGGACCCCATGGCGATGCCCCCTGGAGGCCCGATGCCTCCGCCCATGCAGCCTGGGATGCCTCCCGGGCCGATGCCTCCGCCTGACATGGCGATGCCCCCGGTGATGTGATGGACGTTCCCGAGACCGTCGACGCGAAGGACATTCAGCCGGTCACCACAAGCGCGCTGGAAGACGCGGCGCGCGAGGTGTTCGGCGAGCCCGAGGGGGCGCCTGCTGGCGAGCCCGAGAAGGCCGAAGAGCCCGCGAAGCCCGCCGAGAAGGCCGAGGACCCGCGCATCGCCTCGCGGCTGCTCGCGGCCAAGCGCGCCGAGCTGCGGTCCGCTCAGGAGCGCGCCGAGCTGAACAGCATCCGCGCCGACATCGAGCGGCAGAAGGCGGAGCTGGCGCAGTACGCGAAGCTCGCGGACCAGATCAAGGCCGCCAAGGGCTCGCCGTCCAAGCTCATGGAGCTGGCCGAGCTCGAGCCCAAGGCGTTCCTCGAGTCGCTCGCCAACGAGCACGAGCCGCAAGCCATCGCCCAGCGCGTCCGCACCGAGGTCCAGAGCGAGGTGGAGGCGCTTCGAAAGCAGGTTGCCGAACTCCAGGCGTCGCGTGAGCAAGAAGTTGCCGCGCTCAAGGCACAGCAGGCCGAGGCGCAGGTTGAGAGCGCGCAACGCGTGTTTCTCGACCACGTGGCGACGCAGGCCGACGCGTATCCGAATCTCGTGGAGGAATACACACCATCCGAGATTGCCAAAGAGGCGCTTGCTGTGGCGCGGAAGCACGGTCAAGATTACTTCACTCGCTTCGGCGAGTGGCCCGATGATTCCGTGATTGCCGAGTACCTGGAGGGCCAGGCAAAGGCACGAGCGGAAGAGCGGGCGGCATGGCGGGGCCGAATTGGTAAGCCCGCACCTCAGCCCGGTAAGGGCGATTCCAGCGGTGAGACTCGCAGCAGGCCAACGGTGAGGGCCGATAGTCCGCGCACGCTGACGTCGCGGGCTGCCAGCGCGAAAGCCACTCCTGCGCGCGAATGGTCGCAGGAAGACGCAGACGCGGAGGCTCTCCGTATTCTGGAGTCCGCCTACTCCTCAAAGCGAGCTGTGTAGCCGAGCGACGACACGCGAGCGCGGTGGCCAATGACCACCAGCCTCGGAGTCGTCCATGTCTCTCGATCTCACCGCACTTACCGCGGTTCTCAAGATTCAATACACCCAGAAGAAGGTCAACACCCTCGCTTACGACAAGAACCCGTTCTGGGCGATGGTCAAGAAGCGAACGGACTTCCTCGGCGTCAACAAGGTTGTCGCCATCCGCAACGGCCAGCCCCAGGGGCGAGGCGCTGACTTCACCACGGCGATCGCGAACGTCTCGCCGTCGGTCTACAACCGATTCACGGTCACGCGCGCTCGTGACTACGCGTTCGCGCGAGTCTTCGGAGAGGCGGTGGAGGCATCGGCCAAGGACGCCGGCAGCCTCCTCCAGGGGCTCAAGAACGAGATCGACGGCGCCATCTACACGGCGACTCGCTCGATCGCGATCAACCTCTTCGGCAACGGCGGTGGTGCGCGCGGGCAGATCGCCAGCGGTCAGGCAACCGCAACCGTCACGCTCACGCGTCCGGAGGACACGGTCAACTTTGAGGTCGGCATGTACCTCAAGACGTCGACCGCGGACGGTACGTCCGGCACGCTCAAGGCTGGCCGCGTGCAGGTCACCGGCGTCGACCGCGTCACCGGCACGGTCACCGCGTCCGGCAACTGGACAGCGGGCATCGCCACGGCGGCGGCGAACGACTTCATCTTCCAGGAAGGCGACAACGTCACCAACAACTCGATGATCGCGGGCCTCGGCGCCTGGATCCCGAGCACGACGCCGACATCAACGGCCTTCTTCGGTCTCGACCGCTCCACCGACCCGGTCCGCCTCGGCGGCGTCCGGTACACGGCCGGCTCGGGCGGGCCCATCGAGGAGATCCTGATCGACACCGCGGCGCTTCTCGTCCGCGAGGGTTCGCGGCCGGACACGGTCTTCATGAACCCGCTCGACTACGCCAACCTCGTGAAGGCGCTGAGCGGCAAGGTCATCTATGACCGCGCCACAAGCGTCGATATGCCGGACATCGGCTTTGAGGCGGTCAAGCTGATGGGCCCCGCGGGTCCGATGAAGATCCTCGCTGACCTGAACTGCCCGCGCGGCCGTGGGTACATGCTCCAGCTCGACACGTGGAACTTCGAAAGCCTCGGCGGCGCCCCGAAGATCCTGAACCTCGACGGCCAGGACATGCTCCGCGACGCCACGGCGGACGCGTACATCATCCGCGTCGGCTACTACGGCAACCTCACTTGCGAAGCGCCCGGCTGGAACGCCGTCTTTACCCTCTGAAAGGCGGTCCACCATGGCAAACCGCACTTTCTATCCCTCGTTCAGCTACGGGTCCGGCCGAGTCTTCCTGGACTTCGGCTTCGACACCAACAGCGCAGCCAACCCGCTCACCTCCACGCTTCGCGGCGTGGGGGTGGACACGGTGGCGTCTCTCGTCCGCTCGGGCGCGGGCGTCATCGTGGTCACGCTCAAAGACCCGTTCGTACAACTCATCAGGGGGGACGCCTTCCTTGATGACACTGCCAACGATGGCGCTTTCGCGACGCTCGGCAACGTCACGAGCGAGGGGACCAATACTGGCCTCTCGTTCACGGTCCGCACGCGCGCCGTCGCCGGCACGCTGACGGACTACGCGGCTCGACGTGTGGGCATCTCGCTTGTGCTCCGCAACGGGAGCTGGGGAACTCGCTGATGGCTTCGGCGAAGAAGCCCGCGCTGGCCCTTGTGGTCAGCGCGGGCAAGGACGACTCCAGCAAGGACATGGACGACTACGGCGCGCCACTCGACGAGCTCGCAGACGTCCTTGGCGTGGCGGACGACAAGCGCGAGGACTTCGCCGAGGCCTTCAAGGCCGCGTGCATGTCCTGCAAGTGATCTGACTGGAGGTACTCGGTGGCACGTTCGCGAACCTTGACGGCCATGATCTCCGACGTGCGCCAGCGCACGAATCAGGAGAGCTCTACGTTCGTTACGGACGCGGAGGTCACCGAGTATCTCAATCAGGAGATCGCCGAGCTTTACGCGCGCATCGTCCAGGCGCAGGGACCGGAGCACTACCGGAGCAGCGCGTCTGTTCCGGTGGTCTCCGGTACCGCGCTCTACGCGCTGCCGGCGGACTTCTTCCAGCTCCAGGCGCTCGAGGCGACGCTTGGCGGCATCACGGGGCGCCTGCGTCCCTTCATGCAGAGCGAGCACGCGCTACTCGCCAACGCGCAACCGTACGCGTGGTACTCGCCCATCCGGTACAGGGTCCAGGCGAACAACCTGGAGATTCTGCCGGCCACGCAGACCTTCAACGCGACGCTCTACTACACGCCCGCGCCACCTCGGCTCGTGAGCGGCGGCGACACGTTCGATGGCTTCGCTGGCTACGAGGTCGCGGCCATCTACGGCGCGTGCGCCACGGTGCTAGCCAAGGAAGAGAGCGATCCGGGCTTCTACATGGCCCAGCGGGACCGCATCTACACGCAAATTCAGAGCGTGGCCGCGCAGCGCGACGCCAACGAGCCGGAGCGTGTGCAGGATGTCACCACGCAGGCGTGGCCCTTCGGCGGAGTGTTCTGATGGCGGCGGCCAAGATTGCCTTCCGGCGCGTGCAGGATGGGACGTTCGCGACGGACCAGACGCAGCGGCTCGCGCAGCAGACCACGCAGCAGGTCAACGCGATCCCGTTCTCGCAAGGCGTGTGGGTCCGGAATGTCGTCATCGGCACCTCGAACACCACGATCAACCACGGGCTCGGCCGCGTGCCGCGCGGGTACATCGTGACGCGCATACAAAACAACGCCGTCGCGTTCTGCGAGTCTTTGCCGGCAAACCAGCCGAGCGACCAAAAACGTCAGTACGCCTTCATCGCGTCGGGCGCGCCCGTCACAGTGGACATCTGGTTCTTCTGATGCCCCTCGATCGCCAGCTGATCCAAACCGGGTTTTCGTTTGGCGTCCAAGAGGGCGTCGACCCGCATCACGTGCCGTTCGGTGTGCTGACGCGCGCCGAAAATATTCGTTGGTCCAAGTCCAACCGCATCGAGAAACGCTACGGGGTGTCGGCGCTCCCGACTGGAATTGTTGGCGGCGGCAGCATCACGAGTGGCGCGCGCCTGTTTGCGCGCGGAGGGGAACTCAACGTCATCAACGGTGCGAGCCTCTACAGCTACTCGTCTTACGGCTGGCGCAACCTCGGAGCGGTGCAGAACGTCGGCGTGACAACGCGCACGCTCGTCGACCAGGCGAGCGGCGTGTCTGTCGCGGACGTGTGTACGTACCAGGACGGGAGCGGCAACACGCTTGCGGCGGTTCTCTGGGCCACTGGCAACCCGCGCTCGGTGGCCATGGACGCGCGGGCGCAGTTTGCGGTGTACGACGTGGCGAGCGGCGCGACGGTGCTTGCTCCTACGCTGCTTGCTGGAGCCAACGCGTTCAACGTCGTTCGACTTGCTGTGGTCGGGTCGACGATCGTTATCCTCTACGTCGCGAACAATTCGGGAGGTCTGTCTATCGGAGGACACACGTTCAACACGTCGACGCTTGCCGTGTCCGGACCTACCACGATCGTCAGTAGCGCGGAGATGTCTGGAGGGTCGTCGTTCGACGCCACAAGCATCGGTGCTACCCAGTTCGCAATCGCGTACCTGCACAACTCTGGCAACACGCGCGTGCGTTCGTACGACACTAGCTTTGCGCTTCAAAACGCGTTCTCCGTAGCGTCGACGGCCGGGCATGTGTGTCTAGGCGGTGACTCGACGAACCTCTACTTTGGTCTTGGCGGGAATTTGCGCGTGCTAACGCCTTCGACGCTTGCGCTTGCGGCGGGGCCTACGCCCATCCCATCGTTCGCTTCGGCGGCGTTCTTCGGATTCGCTCCGCTGTCCAGCACGACGGCCATTGCGCTTTGGCGTGACGCGGTAGGCACGGTGAGAAACACCAACAGCCAAGTCGTCACGTCCGGCGCCGCGTTCACGGCGAGCACGCTTCGCTCAACGCAGGCAACGCTTCCAATGTCTCGCCCGTTCTTGCAGAACGGCGCTTGTTACGCGCTTGTCATTGACGACACATCTTCAACTTACGCGGGGCAAAATACGTATCTTGTCGAGTGCGAGTCCGCGACATCATCGTTTGCCGAACCTCACCGCTACGTGGCCAAGGTGGAGCACGCGATCGGCGGGGCGCTCGTGTTCTCGGCGCCCGGTGTCGGTGTCAGCGGATCGGGCTCGTCGTTCTACACGGTCGCGCCTTTTCTCAGCACAATCCCAAGTACTGCCAACTCATGGCTTCAGGGCCTCCGCATCGTGACCTTCACGACCGGGACGGCCATGCCAGCAGACACATGGCGCACGGTAATCTACGGACAGGACACGTACATCGCCGGTGGCTTCCTCGGCGTGTCCGATGGATTCCAGGTGTTCGATTACGGATTTGCGCGCGCTCCGGTTGTCGTAGCTGTCGCGACCGCTGCAACAGGCAGCATGGCTTCCGGCAATTACCTTTACGGGTACCATGCCGAGTTCAAGGCGAAGACAGGAACGCTCCACCGGAGCACGACGGTTCAGCGCACGGTCACAGGCGTCCCTGCTAGCGGGCGCGTGACCACGGACATCAGCTACCTCAACGTCACGGCGAAGAACCGGCGGGTCACTAACGGTATGTCTCCGGTGTCGCTGCCCACGTTTCGTAGCGTCGTCTCTGGCTCTACTCCGCAGCGGCTCACCATCGACCCGGCCGTCAACGCGACGACGGTGGACGTGCTCCAGTCGCTCCAGACCATCGCGGACACGCGCGCCGACGCCAGCATCGACGGCAGCGGGACCACGCTCGCCAGTCGGCCCGTGCAGTACACCGTGGGCGGCATCCTCGACGATGTGCAGCCGCCTGGGTCGCTCACGCTCGCGCTCCATCGCCAGCGACTTTGGTCGGTCGCGAATGACGGTCGGTCCATCTGGTACAGCAAGAGCTTCCTCGACGACGTGGGCACGGCGCCAGGCTTCAACGAGGCGTTCCGCATCACGACTGACGAGACGGTGACAGCGCTCGCGTCGATGGACGACAAGCTCATCATCTTTTCGCGCGATGGCATCTCGTATCTACTTGGGGACGGCCCCTCAGCCAACGGCACGCAAGGCGATTTCAGCGGCCCGAACAACATTCAGACCGACGTGGGGTGCACCAGCGCGCGATCCGTCGTGTCGATGCCGGACGGAGTCATGTTTGGGAGCGTCAAGGGCATTGCGCTCCTGACGCGCGGCCTCGAGGTCGTGTGGCTTGGTAGGCCCGTCCAGGATGTCCTCGCCAGCTTCCCGAACGTGACGAGCGCGGTTCTTGTGTCGCGACGCAACGAGGTCCGCTTCACGTGCAGCGACGCAGCGCGCACCTCGTCGCGTGTGCTCGTCTGGAACTACGTCGAGAAGCAGTGGAGCGTGTCGAGCTACATCGGAGGCGCGGCCATCGCGGACGCGTGTCTCTGGGATGACGCTTGGACGATGCTCACGACGGCGGGCGCGGTCTACGTTGAGACGGCGACAGACTGGACCGACGCAGGCACTTACGTGCCGATGTTGCTCGAGACGGCTTGGGTAAGCGCCTCCGGGCCGCTGGCATTCCAGGCAGTGCGCGAATTCCAGCTTGAAGGCGTATCGAATAGCAACCATGACTTGACGGTGGAGGTAGGCTTTGACTCGGAGTCTGCGTACACGCAGGCGCGCACGTTTCAGGCCGGTAGTGCGGTGACGGCTATTGGCGACTTTGAGGAGTGCACTATTGCGATCGGAACGCGTCGGAAGTGCAACCACATACGGTTTCGCATCTCGGACGCGACGCCGACAAATCCCGGGACGTATCCTATCGGCACCGGGCGAGGTCCAAGCTTCGACGCGATGGGAATTGAAGTCGGCATGAAACGCGGATTCGCCACGAATCCAGCCACGAAGAGGGGATGACATGGCAGACCCGACCCAGTACGCGGGCAACGCAACTGACGAGGCCAACCGCCTTGCGAGTACGGCGAACAACATGGCGGAGCGCCAGGCCGCACGCCAGAAGTGGATGGAGAACGACCGCCTTGCCAAGCAGGCACAGGGCGCGCGCGACAGCCAAAACGACGCGATGGGGCTTGCCCAGGCGGCGGCGTACGGCAACGCGCCGAGCGCCGCGCAGAGCCTCGGGCAGAACATGCTCGACCAGTCGCTACAGGCCCAGATGGCAGGCGCGGCGTCGGCTCGTGGCGGAGCTCTCGCGCAAGCAGCGGCGGCGAGAGGGGCCGCGCAACAGTCGGGCGTGATGCAGATGCAGGGCGCGAACCAGCTTGCGGCGATGCGCGCGCAGGAGATGGCGCAAGCTCGCGGCGACTACTCGCAGATGGCGGGGCAGATGCGCGGGCAGGACTTCCAGGCCCAGGGCCTCGCTCAGCAGAAGGTTGCATCGCAGACGCAGAATGAGCAGTTTCAGCGCTCGCTCAACCAACAGGCCCAGATGGGATATGAGGGCATGAGTCAGGGCGTATACGGCTCGCAGCTTGGCGCCAACATGGCCACCAAGCAGATGGAGTCCCAAGAGCGCCAGGCCGAGCTTCAGCGCCAGTGGCAGAGCCGCGAGAACGATCTCAGCTTCATGCGCGACCTCGGCGGCAAGGCAATTGGCGGCGCGCTGGGCGGGATCGGCTTCCTCTCCGATGCTCGCGCAAAGGTCCCGCTCGCGTCCGCTGACATGGCGTTTGCGGCTCCCGGTGGAGCCGTCTCGCCCGCAAAGGACGCGGGGCCTGGCCTCGGCTCGCTCGTTCTTCGCGGCGCTGGGTCGGCGATCTCTGGCCAGCCCATGATGGGCGGCGGCGGGCCTAAATCACTCGGTGAGGCCGCCATGGCGGGATTCGCCAACGCGAAGCCCGCGCCGCAGGCCCCGCAGATGGCTACGCCGGTCATCTCGGTGCGCCCGCTCGATCTGCCCAAGGCGCCTGTTTTCGATGTCCCGCAGGCCCCGCAACTCGCTGTCAGCGACATGACCGCGAAGGTACCCATGGGCTACTCCGACATGCGCGCGAAGAAGCCTGTCAGCGACGCCGAGGCCGCACGCCTTGTGGCCGCCGCTGACAAGGCGTTTGCGGGCACGGCGGCGGACCCCAAGGGCATGGGCAGCCTCGCCAGCGCGCTCTCGCAGATGCAGGCGCTCGGCAAGACCGCGCCGGCCATCGACGGAAGCCAGGGCCGCGCGCAGATGGCAGACGCCGCGCGCGCCATGCAGGCCAGCCCGTACGCGTACAAGCCCGGCATGGAGCCTCCGGAGCAGGAGCCCGGCGAGCCCAACGTGGGGCCGATGGCGCAAACCATGGCGCAAAACCCGGTTACCGCGACGGCCGTAAGGAAGGACCCTCGCAGCGGCCTGCTCATGATCGATCAAGGCAAGATGACCAAGGTTCTTGGTGGCGTGGTCGCAGACCAGCAGCAGCAGATCGACGGCCTTGCCGCCATGGTCGCGCAAAGGGGGCGCTGATGGACTACGAGGGGCTGTTTGACCTCGACACGGCGACGGCTGACGCGCTACGCGCGAAGTACGGCGGGGGCGGGGATGCCGTGGGCAGCATGGCGCCACCGGCGACGCAGGGCGGGATGCTGCCGCCCGGTATCGACCCCTCATGGCTCCAGGCTCCGGCGCCGAGGCCGACCGTCCAGGGCGTGTCTCACTCCGCGCCCGCACCGGCCGCCGCTCCTCCGCTCAGCGCTCCGCAGCAGGCGGGCGGCCTCTTCAACTACGCGGCCACGCTCAAGCCTGACGCGCAGCCCACCGCAAGCGCCGCACCCGCGCCCGCTCCGCAGGCTCCTCCGACGATGGGCGGCGGCGGTCCGGTGACGATCCCGGGGCACTGGTCGGATGACAAGAGCGAGCAGACCGTCACGCGCACGGGCGACCCTGCCGCGCTCGAGGCCATCGCGGCCAAGAACGACTCTGCGCAAGGCTACGGCCAGTCAGCAGCCGACAGCGCATACCAGGCGCAGGCGCTCGGCATCGGCCTCGACCAGCGCCAAGCGGAGATGCAGCAGCAGGAGGCGCGCACCTACGAGGCCATGGCGGCGCGCAACGCGGTGGAGCGCCAGCAGTACGTGCAGCAGTCGCGCGTGCGTCTCCAGGAGATGAGCGACAACCTCGCGAAGGACCCGAGCAAGGAATACTGGGCGAAGAAGAGCGACGGTGACAAGGCGCTGTCTTTCTTCTCCGTGCTCCTAGGCGGCATCGGCGCGGGCATCACAGGCGGACCAAACCTCGCGGCGCAGAAGATTGAGAACGAGATCAATCGAGGTGTCGCCGCCCAGGAGAAGGCGTATGGCCGCCAGCAGAACATCTACCAGGAGATGCTTGCCGAGTTCGGGGACCGCGCCACGGCCATCCAGGCCATGAAGGTCGCGAGCTACGACAAGGTGGCCCAGCAGCTCGCTCCGCTCCGCGCGAGCGCCAAGAGCATGGATGCCAAGGCCCGCTACGAGCAGGGCATGGCGGCGCTCATGGAGAAGCGCGCCAAGGAAGATGCCGAGCTCCAAAAGCTGCTCGGCGCGAAGTACGAGGAGAAGTCCTCGCAGAAGTACAAGGACGCGCAGGTCATCGGCGGAGCCGTGACGAAGCCGCTCGACAACACGGCGACGCTCTCGGACGGCACCTCGGTCCAGTTCCAGAACAGCGAGCAGGGCAACAAGGCGGTCGAGAAGTTCCAGGCACACGCCAAGGTGCAGGCACTCTACAACACCGCCAAGCAGCTCCGCGCGAAGACCGCCGAGGCCGCGCCGGGCTCCGCTGAGCACGAGGCCGCACACCGGCAGCTCGAGAAGATCGCCTCTGACATCATCTACGAAGAGTCGATGGCTCGCGGTCAGGGCGTCGTGAAGGAAGACGAGATGAGGCGCGGGCTCGAGACGTCGCCAATCCTTGCCGGCGTCGGTTCGCGCGGGCTCTTGGGCTATACATCCAAAATCAACCCATGGACGTCGCGCGACTTTGCGGCGGGCAACAAGGGTATCGACGCCGCGCTCCAGCAGTCCGAGACCGAACAGCGTGCGCTCGTGAAGGCCTCAGGCGGACGCATCATCAACCGCGGGTACGCCAGGGACGTGGCCGGCAAGATCACGCCAACGGGTGAGTACACCGGGCAGGACCTCAAGCCCGACCAGCAGCTTGCGCCCGAGGGTTTCAGGCCTCTCGACAGCCGCAAGGACATCGCCAAGGCAGCGCGCAGGCTCGCGGATGTCACGCCAATGGCCCCGATGAGGAAGAAGTGAGCGACGTCGCGGTCAGGCTGCCAGACGGCACGGCGGGCACGGTCCCCGCCTCGCAGGTATCGCAGCTGCCCGAGGGCTCCATGCCCATGTCGGCGGCCGAGGTGGCGGCCGAGAAGAAGGCGATCGCCCTCGACAAGAAGTACGAGTTGAAGGGCGGCAACCTCTCGCGCGCCGTCGCCGGTCGCGCGGGTGCGTTCGCCGTTGGCGCGGCGAGTGTCCCCACGCTGGGCCTGTCGACCTACCTCGCGTCCGAGTACGGCGGGCGAGACTTCCTGAACGACGTTCGCGACTCTCCGACCCTTGAGGGGTGGAAGACCGGCGGCGAAGTCGGAGGCACGCTCGCCCTAGCGGCCGCGACAGGAGGTGTTGGCGCAGCAGCAGAAGGGGCAATCGCCACTGAGCTTGGCGGAAGCGCTCTAGCTCGCGTCGGCGCGGCTGGCGCGCGTGGCTTTGCCGAGGGCGCGATCCAAGGCGTCGGCTCCGCCATCAGCGAGAGCAGCCTCAAGAACACGGACCTTACCGGGCAAGCCCTCATCGCAGCGGGCCTCACGGGCGGCGGCGTAGGATTAGGCCTCGGCGCTGGCCTCGCTGGCCTCGGCGCGGGCATCAGCAAGCTCCGCGCACCCAAGGCCGTGGCGCCCACCGCGGAGGCGTACGAGACGCTTGCTGCTGGCGCGTACCGCACGCCCGCGCCGGGTGTCGGCCAGGCCCTCCGCGAAGAGGTCGAAGCCGGCGCAGGCAAGGCGACGAAGGGCGCCGCGCGTACCAGCATCGAGGAGACCGCGCCGAGCGTCGAGGTCAACATCGGGCCTGCGAAGCAACGCACCGTGTTTGACCAGGGCGCAGACGCCATCGCGGCCAACCCGCTCGTGAAGGCCGAGGACAAGGCCTTGCTCCCGTCCGTCTGGGAACGCCGCGCCTCGGTGCTCCAGAACGAAGAGGAGACGCTTCAGAACGCGACGCGGAAAGTTGCCAAAGCGCTCGACGAGGAGCTAGCGGCAGGGCGCAAGGTCGACATGGAGAGCTTTGGCGACGCCAAGGTCTCCCACATGGCGAAAAAGGTTGATGCCGCCAAGTTTGACGACCAGATGGGCGCCGCCGTCGACTGGCTTACGAGAGCAAACGAGACCGTCTCCGTGCTCCGGAGCGACTTGACGTCTGGCTTTGGTCCGACCGCAGCAAAAGAGTGGGACGCCTACATCCGAAAGATTGCCGGCGCTCAGTCGTCGATTGAACTGCACACCACGCTCGACAACCTGAAGCGCTGGGTTGGCAAAGAGGCCGCTTTCGGGCGCCGCGCATCTTCGATCGCAGATCGCGAGTTCGAAAAGCTCTACAAAGGCGACGCGGGTCTAATGGGACTCCTCGAGTCCGAAGTCTGGGGCGAGGCCGCCGCCAAGGCACAGAAACAGGTGAACGCCGCTACGACTCGCTTCCTGGACGAAGGCGAGCTGATGCGGAAAAAGTTCACGACTCCGCTTGGAAGTGACGGCGGGCGGCCCCGCTACCGGGCGGACCCCGCCGCTCTTTCCGCTCACTTCGGGCGACTTACCGACGTTGCGGCGGACCTGGAATCCGAGGGAGTGCGCGGGTACATCGCGGCGCGTCGCGACATGTACGACGCGCTAAACAGCAACTACACGTTCGGAGAGTCGACCGCCAAGGAGGTCCAGCGCGCAAAGGGCGCGCTTGCCACCATTAGCGACACGTACGAGGCCGCGGTGAAAGACGCCGCGCTGGTCAACCAGGTCAAGAAGGCCCTGGAGTCCGAGCGCGCACGCAGCATCGGCGGGCTAGCCGGCGCCGTCCTCGACACTGCGACGAAGCCGTACACCACGATGCAGCGGCTCGCGTCGCTGGAGCAGCAGACGCAGAACGTCGTGGTCAAGATCACGGGCGGTACGCGCAAGCTCGTTGCCGAGGCCGAGCCCGCAGCAGCAGCGGTCGGCAAGCCCACGCTGTCGGCCCCCAGGCGCACCGGGCCGGGGTTCTTCTCGCAGCTCCTCGACAGCGCCAAGCCCGTAGGCGAGGCCGCCAAGACCGGCGCGACCATGGTGGCAGGGCGCGCGGCGTCCGACTACGAGCGCCGGGCCGAGCAACTGAACCGCCTCAAGTCCGACCCGGAAGGCATCGCAAACCGCGTTGGCGGCGCGCTCGGGCCCAACTCGACGGCCGCCCCGAAGGCCACCGCGGTGGCAACGGCGACCGCCCTCCGGGGCATCGAGTTCCTGGCCGAGAAGATGCCACCGGGCAGGACTGACCCCTACAGCGCGCAGCCGATGCTTGAGCGTCCGCGCATCAGCGACGCCGAGGCGTCCAAGTTCCGGCGCTTTCTGGCGGCGGCGGATGACCCCACCATCGTGCTCGACGAGGCAGCAAAGGGCACCCTCACGCGCGAGCATGTCGAGGCCGTCAAGGCCATATATCCCGCTCTCTACGAGGAGATGCAG